GGCGGAATGGACATCCATCTCAACAGCTGGGTCACGCCGGACCGCTCGACGCTCCTCGTGAGCGTTGCTGCGCGACCGCTGTGCATCCCAACGGCGATCGACACGTTCGGTTGCATGGACGTGATTCTCTAAGAGAGAACCATGGCCGGACGTTTCACCACGAAGACGGTATTCCAAGCGGTGGACCGGTTCTCCCGCCCTGTCGCCAAGATGCAGGGCCGGATGGACCTGTTCCAGCGCACCGGCAACCGCATGGCGCGCAACGTGAGCGGCGCGTTCGGGAACGTCGCCCGCACCCTTTCACGGGTGACGCTCGTGTTTGGTGCGGCGGGGGCCGCGGCCGCGTACGCCTCCGCGCGCTTCCTCAAGGCCGGCGCCGACTACGAGCAAGCCATCACAAACGTGGGCGCCGTCGGGCTTCGCACGCGACAAGACATCGCCGAGCTCGACACGCTTGCGCAGAGGCTTGGCGCAACAACGAAGTTCACCGCGACGGAGTCCGCGAACGCGATGGAAATCCTCGCGAAGGCAGGTTTTGCGAATCAACAGATTCTGAGCGCGACGCCGGGCGTCCTCAACGCCGCCGCGGCGTCGGGGCTCGAAATGGCCGAAGTCGCCAACGTTGTGAGCAATGCCCTCAAGGGCATGGGCCTCGAAGCAACGCAGGCCGGGCACGTCGCCGACGTGTTGGCGCTTGCGAGCGCGAGAACGAACAGCACGATCGGAAGCCTCGGAGAGTCGCTCTCCAACGTCTCGAGCACCGCGCGACAACTCAGCATCCCGTTCGAAGACGTCGTCACGTCCGTCGCGCTCTTGCAAGACGTGGGCCTTGATGCGTCCGTCGCCGGCTCGGCGATGAACACGATGCTCACGAAGCTTGCGAAGCCGACGAAGGGCCTCGAACATCGCATGAAGCGCCTCGGAGTCCAGCTCAAGGATTCGCAAGGCGACCTTGTGCCGCTGCCGATGCTGCTTTCGGACTTCGGCAAGGCCGCACAGAAGTCCGGTGGAAATCTCGAGGTTGTCGCGTTTTTCGCGGACCTCGTTGGGCTCCGGGGACAGAAGGCGGCCACGAACCTCAAAGACTTGTTCGAGTCGGGGAAGTTCTCAGCGCTCTCGGCCGAGCTCACCAAGGCGTCGGGCAAGGCCGAAGAGATGGCCGAGCTTCGCCTCGACACACTGCAAGGCGACGTCGTCAAGCTCAAGAGCGCATGGGAAGCGGTGCGCGTGGGGGTGTTCGAGGGATACAAGGACGACTTGCGCGAGATTACGCAGCTCACGACGGAGCTGATTCGGGAAAACCAGAGCCTTCTGGTGTCGATGGCTTCGGACCCCGCCGGCGGATGGCGCGAAGCCACCCACGTCTTCGAGGACTGGATCGCGGGCTACAAGCTGGGGGTCGGGAGCGAGGCATACGAGGAATGGAAGCGGATGGCGGACCAGCAACGGGTGGACGCCTACTCGGGGACAGACGGAAGCGGCCCGCGCACGGTCGACCCCGAGTTCGCCAGGAACTACGTCGCGCCCGTCACGCCGCCGCTTTTGCCGGCGAACCAGCAACCGCCGTCGGTGCTTGAGATCAAGATCTTGGACGACACCGGCCGCGCCGAAGTCACCAAGAAACCCAAAGGGTCGACGGTTCACCCGAAGCTTTCGCCGTCGGGGGCGTTCTGAGTGACCTGGGAAGGACGACTACGCGAGGCGGCCTACACCTCGCCAAGCGGGACGCGAATCCCGTTCGAGTACCAGGACATTACTCAAGAGGTGCAGCGACGCGGCTCGGTCTTTGAGTTTGCCGGCGTGGACGGCGGATACGTGCAGCAAGACGGCGTTGGGCCGCGACGGTTTCCGCTGCGCTGCTTCTTTTCGGGCTCGGAGCACGACCTGGCGGCCAATACGTTTGAGGCCGCGCTCGAAGAGCCGGGCGTCGGGCGGCTGGAGCACCCAATCCACGGAACCGCCGACGTGGTTTGGCTGGGGGACCAGAAGCGGCTTGACCCGCTTGTGACTGGGGCAAACCAGACTGTCGTCGAGTTGACGTTCTGGGAGACGCTGATCGAGATCTATCCTCGCGCGTCCGCCGATCGAAAGATCGTAGCCATGACCGCGCTCGAGGAGCACGGGAGGATTTCGGGAGAGCAGTACGCCAACGCGCTCAACCTCGGAACCGCGACCGCCCGGCAAAACGTCATCGCGACGATGCGAAAAAAGATCGGCGAGATCGACAAGCGCCTGTCGAAGCCCACGGAAGCCGCCACCGAAATCAACCGGCAGTTTCGAGACGCGCAGAGCGCCATCAACTCGAGCCTCGACGTCCTGATTGGGAACCCCGTCTACCTCGCGCAACAGGTCTCAAACCTCATCAAGGCGCCCGCCACGGCGCTCATCGGCATACGAGACCGCATCCTCGGATACGCCGACTTGCTTCGGGACATCCTCGAGGACAACGCCGGCAACCCGTTTCTGTCGCCGCTCGTGAGAGAGCGCGTCCGTATTTCGAACGACTTCCACGCGTCGGACTTCACAGCGACGAACGCGGTGGCTGGCATGGCGGAGTCGGCGGTGAATCACACGTTCCTGTCAAAGCCCGAAGCCATCGAGACGGCCGAGACGATTCAAGTCCAGTTCGATGCCGTCGTCGCGTGGCGGGAAGCGGGGTTTGACACACTTGCCGAGATCGATCCCGGCGCCTCCTACCAAGCCCTCCAAAGCGCCGTGGCGTCGACGGTGGGCTACTTGGTAGAAATCTCGTTCACCCTCGTTCCAGAGCGCCGCATCGTGCTCGATCGCCCTCGCACCATCATCGATGTGTGCGCCGAGTACTACGGGAGCATTGACGACAAGCTCGATTTCCTCATCGACTCAAACCGCCTCACGGGCCAGGAAATCACGCTTCTGCCTCGCGGCAAAGAGCTGAGAATCTATGCCTGAAGACGTCGCGGTCGTCATCGACGGTCGGCGATGGGAGGCGTGGGAAGATCTCGAGATTCAGCGCTCGATCGACAACTTCTCGACCTGCACCTTCTCGTCCATCTTCGAGCCCGACAAGCAAGTCTTCCGCGACACGTTTCGGCCGTTCACCTACAAAAACCTCCAAATCCTAGTGGACGACGCACCGCTCTTCACGGGCACGTTGGTGGGGGTGGACCCGGCAAGCGCCAAAGATTCGAGCACGGTCACGTGCTCGGCCTTTTCGCTCCCCGCGTGGCTCGCGGACCAGAACGCGCCGGCGAGCAAGTTTCCTCTCGAGTTCAACGGGCTCCGGCTGTCGGAGATTCTTGCGCGACTGGCGGAGCCGTTTGGCGTGAAGGTGGCCGTCGAGGCCGAGGACGACCGGCCCTATCGCCGCGTCGCGCTCGAGCCGGAGCAGAAGCATCTGAGCTTCTTGGCCGAACTCGCTCGGCAGCGGAACATGGTCATCACCGACACGCCGGACGGGACCATGCGGTTTTGGCGGCCGAAGGGAAGCGGGCCGACCGTGGCACGCCTGAAGGCGAATCATCCGCCGTTGGGCGGCGTGGTCGCGGCGCTCTCCCCGCAACAGTACTACAGCGAAATCACCGGCATCTCCCGCGCCAAGTCGCGGAGTCGGGGGTCGCGATACACCGTCCAGAACCCCCATCTCGGCGTGGTTCGCCCCGTTTCGTTCTCCGCGGACGACACCAGTAGCGCGGACCTTCCGACCGCCGTGCAAGCCAAGATGGCGCGCATGTTTGGCAACGCGGCCGCGTGGGTCCTCGACGAGCTCCCGACGTGGCGCTCACAAAACGGCGCGCTATGGGCTCCGGCCGACATCCTGACGCTCGAAGCCCCGAAGGCCATGATCTACCGCGAAACCTCACTCCAAGTCCGCGACGCCTTTTTCCGACAGAACGGATCGAAAACCACCGTTCGGCTTGGCGTCACGCTCCCGGGAACATTCGCCGGAGAGATCCCGACGGTGCTCCCATGGGACTGATCGGCACCGTCCTCGAGTTCGTCCGCACCCTCGTACAGGGCCGCCACGTCGCAGAAACCAAATTTGACCCGGGCGGAGAGCCGAATCTCACGGCGGAGCACTTCGCGCCGCCTGGGGACGACGCCCATCCATTGCGCGACGACAAGCTTTTCGCAGCGCAAGCCCCGGGCTCCGGCGCCTATGCCGTCGTGGGCTACATCGACACCAGGAACGCCGGCACGGCAGGGCCCGGCGAAAAGCGCCTCTACGCGCGCGACGACGACGGCAACGTGGTCGGCGTGCTCTACCTGACAAGCGGCGGCCCCATTCGCGCCGGCGCCGATGACGCGGACAAACCCGTCCCGACCGCAGAGCGCGTCGATGAAGAATTTGCGCGCCTCTGGGACCTTCTCAGCGGGTGGACGGTCTCCCCAATGGACGGGGGCGCGGCACTGAAGTCGGCAGCAACCGCGCAAAAGCCCGCCGTCCAAACCGTAGCCTCGAAACGGCTCTTCGTGGACAAATGACCGACGTCTATCTCTTCCATACGCCGGACGGCGGCAACATCGAAATTGTCAATGGCGCGATCACGATGGAGGCCGGCATCGTCACCGCTGCCTACCTCTCGCTCTTCGGCGGCAACGAGCGCGACAGCGGCCTGCCAAGGGACGAGCGCCTGCAATGGTGGGGCAATCTCGACGAGCCCGACGCCGACAACCGCTATCGAAGCCAAACTCAATACGCGCTCAAGTCGCTTCCCGCCACCCCATCGAACCTTCTGCGGCTCGAAGACGCCATGCGAAACGACCTGGCCTGGATGACTCGACACTTCGCGAACCAAATCAACGCAACCGCAACGCTTCAGGATGTGAACCTCGTCCTTCTACAGCCGGAGATTTTCGTCGGCGATGAGCGGTACGCGCTTGAATACCTCGAGGCGTGGGGATGACCGCGTTTGTGACGCCGCCGACGCAAGAGGTGGCCGACAACCTGCTCGCCCAAATCGAGGGCGCGATTTCGCAGACGTTCCCGCTGTTGCCGAAGTCGTTTTCTCGCGTGCTTGCAAAGGCGTCGGCGGGGTTTTTCACCATCGTCTACAAATACGCCGGCTGGATGCTGCTCCAGCAATTCGTGGCGCATGCGTCTTTTGACGAAACGGTCGTCAACGGGAAGACCGTTCGGCCGTTGGTCGAGTGGGGCCGGGCCTTCGGCGTCGGAGACCCCGTGGCGGCGACCCGTGCGGAGCTCACGGTGCTTCCGACGGTCCTTCAGACCGGAGGCCAGATTGAAGCGGGCACCCAGTTGGTGCATGCGCCGTCCGGGGTGACCTATACGGTCGTCACGAGCACCAGTCTCACCGGCCCGCTCGTTCCCGTCGTCGTTCGCCCGGTGGCGGACCAAGAGGGCGGGGGCGGCGCGGGTGAAATCGGAAACCGCGCTACGGGCGACGTGCTTCAGTGGGTGCTTCCGCTCGCCGACGTGGGGACGGATGCGACCGTGCTTTCGCTTCTGACAACCGGGGCGGCGGGGGAGACCGAAGAAGAATACCGCGCGCGGGTGCTCGAGCGGACGCAGTTCCCCCCGCAAGGGGGCGCGTACACGGACTATCGGGTTTGGGCGCGAACCGTGGGGGGCGTCAAGTCGGTCTACGTCTACACCGGGGCTCCGAACGAAATGGACGTATACATCGAAGCGACCGAGGCGAGCTCCGGGAGCGCCGACGGGTTCCCGACGCAGACGCAGATCGACGAAGTGAAGGCCGCAATCGAGTTTGACCAGGCCGGGCTTGCGTCGCGACGGCCCGCGGGCGTGGTGGTCAACGTCCGCTCGATTGCGCGATCGGCGTTCAACGTCGACGTGGTGGGACTGATTGCAGACGACGAAGGCGCGGCGGAGACCGCCATCGAGGAAGCGCTTGACGAACACCTTCGCACGCGTGAGCCGTTCATCGCTGGCCTCTCGGTTCTTCCACGCAAAGACCGAATCACGGAATCCGAAGTCTCTGGCATCGTCGCAGAGGCGGCCAACGCGCTTGGGGCGACGACCACGAGCGTCACGCTCAAGCAGGGCACCATTCCTGTGTCTGCCTACAACCTCGGGCACGGCGAGCGGGCAAAGCTCGGTGCCGTGAACTTCATCTAAGGGGACACTTCAATGGCCATTCGACCGTCAGACGAGTATGCGGGGCAGATCACGACCGGAGATGGCGGCTATCCGCACGGCAAAGCGAAGAACGTCACCGTGCCGGGAGACGGAACGGGCACCCCGCTCGAGGAGCGCTGGGTCAACGACCACTTTGGATTCCAGCAAGCGCTTCTTGCAAGGGCCGGGATTTTGCCTTCTGGATCTCCGGACGAGGTGGGCGCAAGTGACTACCTCGACGCGCTCCTAAAGCTGTTTCCGATCAAGTACGTTGGAAACGTCCTGCTCAACAACGCGGCGATCACGCACACCACCATCATTGGCCCGTCGCCGAATGTTGAGACGTTTGAAGGCAACTGGCTTCGATTGGAGTTCAGCCCCGACCTCTATACAGGCGCGGCGGTCGGCACCGTGTTTGCGACGTACGATTCCGTGTTTGACAACTTCGTGGCGGCTCCAAGCCTCTTTCAGGGCGGCGAAATCATCTACGTGCGGCTTCTCAATGGAACGGCGGAGCTTGACCTCCGCTTGGGCACGCATCGAATCTACATCGCGTCGTTCGGCGTGATTGGGTAAATGTTCGAGACGTTTCGCAGGCTTCTGCCCACGGGCAGGGCATGGAATCTCGTGGCCGATCGGATGCTGCGCCGCTACCTCGAGGGGTATTCGACCGTCGGGAGCGCGGCGCGTTTGGTGGTGGACCAGGTTCACGAGGACCTGCGTCCCGAAACCACGCGCGAGCTCGACGAATGGGTACGGCAGTTCGACATTACGCGCCCCGCGCTCGAGTCGGACTTGCGCGACGCGATCGCGGCAGCATGGGCATCGCTTCGAGGGGGCCAGTCGCCCCGCTACCTTCAGGACATCGTGCAAGGCGCGGGGTTTTCCGACGTCTACATCCACGAGTGGAACAGCCAGGGCGGGCTCCAATATACGGGGGACTTTCTAGCGGTCCAGCCCACCGTGACCGCGTTTGCGATGAGCGCGTCAGGCGATCGGTTGTTCACGCTCGATGGGACAACCGTGCGGCAAATCAACTTGACAGTGCCCTACCAGTTGAGCTCTGCGGTCGCTGGGCCGACCTTTTCCGTCGCCGCACAAGAGGCCAACCCCGAAGCAATCGCGTTCGACGACGGCGGCCAGTTCATGTTCATCGGCGGACAGGGCGGCGTCGTCTATGTCTACTCCAACGGCCCACGCTGGGAGCTCTCGGGCATGAGCTACAGCGGAGACTTCAAGGACACGGGTTTCCACCCGCAAGACATCCGCTCCATCCGCGTCGGCGGGCCGTCGCTCTTTGTCCTTGATCTTTACATCGTCGGCGACGGCGACAATGAGGTGAAGTGGTGGCAGACGCACCCGCTTGATTGGGTTCCGGGCATGACGCTTCAGGGCGCAATCGGGACGCTTGGCTTTCAGGCGGAGACCATAGGCGCGGACATCGCCGATGACGGGCTCACGCTCTACACGCTCGGCGCAGATGGCACGCTCTACGCATGGCCGCTGTCCACTCCCTACGACGTTCTTTCGGCGGGGACACCGTCGCTCGTCTACGACTTCACTGCAGAAGACACGTCTCCAAACGAGATTCTGGTTAGCCCCTCGTACACCTTCATGCTTGGCGAGACGAACGACGCGATCTACCGATACCAGTCTGGAAATGTCGCGCACGACCCGCGTGACTACACCAACGTCCCCTTGATCGGAACGAACCAGTGCGGCGACACCAACATCGAATGCGGCGAGCCGGATGTCGTCTGCAACCGATACCTTGCCAACGATCCGATGTACCTCTGGAACAAGGATCTAACCCTGGCGGCGCCGCGGCCCGTTCCAAGCGACCCCGACTTGTGGCGTTTCTTTCTCTACTTCGGTGGCCAGACGTTCGGGACGCTGGCGGACGTGCCCGCGGCGCGGCGCGCGGAATTTGAAAAGCTTCTTTTGAAAATCTGCCCGGCCCACTACTGGATCGTCACGATGGTGAATTACGTATGAGCATCCTCGGATTTCGAAGCACACCCGTCTACGTGGGAACCGTGCTCACGCAATACGGCGTCGTCCCTGGCGCCACGGTGGAAGCGCGGCTCGAAGACCTCGCGACGGGCCTTTGGCTCACCGATTGGGCCACGGGAACATGGGGCGCATACGCCGACGCCGCGCATACGCTCGTCGAAAACCCGGACGTTTCGGGGAGCTACGGCGACTTTGCGCTGCTCTCCGAAGCGCCAGACACATCGTTTCAGTTCAAGTGCCATCTTCGCCAAGTCGGCGGAAACGGCGCCGGCGAGCTCGACGTCGTGCTCGTGGACGGGCTTGTGCGTGACGCCATCTGGTCCGCCATCACGGCAGAGAACAACGATCCGGGCACCATGGGCGGCGTGCTTGGCGCGATCGACGTGGCGAGCCTCAATACCGCAACCGTCGTCGAGACGTTGAATCAGGGCATTCAGCTCATCCTCGACCGGATCGACGAACAGGCGGCCAAGCCGAAAGGCTGCGCGTGATTCCGAAGCTCTACGTGGGCCACAAAGGCGAGCAGATTGACGTCCGCGTGTTTCGCAACGGGCAACCCATGCTCGACTCCGAGCTCGCGGACGCCGTCGATCTCGAGTTTCGGTTTCGCAACCTCACGACGGGCGAATCCGTCGTCATCACCAGCGGCATCTGGATAAGCCCGGGCGCCAAGATCGTCTACACCCCCGAAAGCGGCGATGGTGTCGCCGAGACTCCGGGGTGGTGGGAAGGCCAGGCGCGAGGCCGAACCGCGCCCGCTGGAATTCCGTTCCGCTCTGAAAAGACGCGGTTCAAAGTCTACACCCCAGTCCCGTAGAGGCCATGTCCATTCAAGTACCCATCGATAACCCCGGGATCGGGGAGTGGACACTTGCGTCCATTGAAGCCGACGTGTCTGCCGATCCCGGCGTTGGCAGTTGGCAGACCAATGCCGCGGGCGACCGTTTGGACGTCAGCCATTTCGTGGGCGGGCTCAACGTCGCCGACGTGCTCGACCAGCTCGTAGCGGGGTCCCTGGTCTACATTCGCTTTGAGGGGCGCGCGCGCCTTTACACCGTCACAGGGACAGTCCGGCACACCGCGTATCAAGAAATCGCGGTCGACCCCGCGGAAACCAAAGACTCCGCCGGGTTCTCTCTCGCCGACGGTGACACGCATTCGATCGAAACCTACAACCCGTCCTCGGTGGTGGACGGGCAAGCGGTGGACCACGGGGCGCAAACGGGCCTCTCCGACGACGACCACCCGCAGTATCACACGGACGCGCGAGGGGACGCGCGCTACGTCCAACTGTCGCAAAAAGGCGCGCCGAACGGCGTCGCAAGCCTCGACGCGTCCGGAAAGGTGCCGACCAGCCAGGTCGATACCATTCAAGGGCCTCAAGGGGACCCCGGGCCCGCAGGCCAAGACGGCGCCGACGGAGACCCGGGCGAGAGCGCTTATCAAGCGTGGATCGCGGCGGGCAACAGCGGCACCCAGCAGGACTTTGCCGACTCCCTCGTTGGACCCCAGGGACCCCAAGGCCCCATCGGCCCCCAGGGCCCCGCAGGGCCCGCAGGCGCAGACGGTGCCCAAGGCCCGCAAGGGCCCCAGGGCCCGGCCGGGGCCGACGGCGTCAGCCTCACCCCCGACCAGCAAGCCGCCCTCGACAACGCCAACGCCCCGACGGGAGCAAATCCGCTGGCGACCGTTGCCGACGTCACCCCGGGCGGCACCGACCTCACCATCAAAGACGACACGGTTCCGCTCACGACCGCGGCCACCGAAATCGACTTTGCAGGGTCCGTCGTCGTCACCGAGCCGTCGCCGAATCAAATCCGCGTGGAAGTGACGCCAGGCGCCGCCCCGGTCGCGAGCGTCTTCGGGCGCCTCGGGGTCGTCGCAGCCGAAGAGTCGGACTACGCGGCAAGCCAGGTCGACAACGACTCGAACGTCGCCGGGGCCTTTGTCGATGACGCGCTGAACCAGCTCGACACTCGGACAACCGCTGCTCAATCGTCCGCGGCTCAGGCGCTTCTCGACGCCGCGGCAGCCCAATCGGACGCCACCAGCGCCAAGACGAAGACCGACCGCATCACGGTCACCCAAGCGGTGAACCTCGATACGATGGAGTCGGACACCGTCGCGAACAACGCCAAGGTCACATACGACGACGCGGCCATCGTAGCGGACAACGAAGCCAAGCTCACCAACGTCTCGACCATTTCGACCGCGGGCGCGGCCCTCATCGACGACGCGGACCCAGCCGCCCAGCGAACCACACTCGGGCTCGGCACGGCCGCGGTCGAAGACGTGGGCTCGGCGATTGGCGACGTGGTCCAGCTCGAAAACGTTGGGGGCGGGCCAGGGCTTCCGGCCGTGGACGGGTCGCAGCTTTTGAACCTGCCCGGCGTCGGGGGGTCTGTATCGGTCGAGGATGACGACGTGCAAATCGTCGGCACGGCCACGACGCTCAACTTCACAGGCGCGATCACGGCGGCGGACGGTGGCTCGGGCCAAGTCAACATCAACGTGGCCCCTGGGTCCGCTCCGGTCGATAGCGTCTTTGGCCGCGATGGCGTGGTCACGGCAGAGCCCGGTGACTACACCTCAGACCAGATCGACAACGATTCCACGGTTGCGGGTGGGTTGGGGTCTGTCACGACGGCGCTTGAGCAGCTTGAGACGAACATCGCGAACAAGACCGTCGATGTCGTCAGCAATGTTGCCCAGGACCGGATTCTCGGGCGGCTGACGGCCGGGAGCGGGGCAAGCGAAGAACTGACGGCGGCACAGGTTCGGGGACTGCTCAACGTTGAGGATGGCGCGACGGCCGACCTCACTGGCGCGGAAATCAAAGCGCTGTACGAAGCGGAAGCCGACACCAACGCATACGACGATGCGGCGGTGGCGGCGGTGGCGGCGAACAGCGCGTCGGTTGGATACACCTCGGGCGGGTTTGGCTCGTGGCAGGTCGAGGCGGTCTACACGGGCGCAGAGGCTCCCGCTCAGGGGAAGTTTCTGGTCAACGACGTCACCGTGGCGGGGACGACTGCGATCCGAATCAACCTGCAGAGCGTGAGCACGGTGCCGACCGCGATCTTTCAGCAACTGCGAGCGGGAGACCGGCTTTTCGTACAGGCAAACGGATTTTTGCTCGCAAGCGAACCGGCGGCCATTCAGTGGATCGTCGATGGCCCCGCAATTGAGTCCGGCGTGTATTTCGAAATCCCGGTTTCATACGCCGGGGCCGTCGGCGGCCTCTACAGCTACAACGACGCGTGGTACACCTTCACGCTGCTTCAACTCCGTGAAGGCGCGACGGGCGATGCGCACGCAGTAGGCGACGGCTCGGACCATGCCGACGTCGCAGCCAACGCAGCAGCCATCGCGGCGCTGAACCACGACACGCTTCCGGGGTTCGAGGCCAACGAGCACATCGACTGGACCGCGGACCAGGGCGCGACGAACATTGACGACGCGAACGTCCCGCACACATCGGTCACGACGGGCAACCCGCACAACGTCACCGCGACGGACGTGGGGCTTGGCAACGTCGATAACACGGCGGACGCGGACAAGCCGATTAGCGATGCAACGGCGACCGCGTTGGCGCTCAAGACAGATTTATCGCTGTACCTTGGCCACCTCGCCGACACGGACAACCCGCACCAAGTCGACTTTGGCGATCTCAACCCGGTCACGCTCGCGGTGCTCGACTCGAAGATCAGCGACCGCGACCTAACGGCGGACGCGGACAAGCTCGACACGCTCGCGGCTCCCATCACGGGGGCGGACGACCCAAACGCCACGGATGGCAACGGCTACCCGATTGGCACCGTATATGTGAATACGACCTCGGAAGAGGCGTTTATCCTCGTCGACAACACGGCGGACGCGAACGTCTGGGGCGGCACGGCGGGCGGGGGCGGCGTTTCGTTTAGCATCCTTGCGGAGCTCGACGCGCTCATCAGCGACCGCGACCTGACGGCAGACGCCGACACGCTCGATTCCATCGAGCCCATGTCCGGCTCGAGCGACCCTGGGGTCAGTACGGCGACCGACAAAGCGCTTGGCACGGTGTACGTCAACACCACAAGTGAGATCGCGTTCATCCTGGTGGACAACACCAACGGCGCGAACGCTTGGTATGAAGTTGGCAGCGGTGTCGGGGGCGGTCACGCCATCCAGGACGACGGCACGCCGGTTACCGTTCGGTCGAACCTCAACTTCACGGGCGCGGGTGTCACGCTCTCCGACGACGCGGGGAACGACGCAACGGTTGTCACGATCGACGCGGACGTTGAGGCGGTTGCGGGCGATGGGCTTGTCGGAAGCGGGGCAGTGGGCCTCGCTGTTGGGGCGGGCAACGGGATCGCCGTGACGCCTACTGCGGTTTCCGTGGACGAGTCCCAGGTAGACATTACCCTGCTGCTCGGTTACGACGCGGAAAAGCACAACAACAAGATCATCTTCGACGCCTCTGGCAACATGGCCAGCTACACGTCGGAGGCCAACAACACCTTTTACTTCCAGACCGACACGCTGGCGCTCTACGTCCGTTCGGCGGGTACGTGGCAATCGGTCGCAGGGGGCTCGGGCTCCGGCATCGTTGTGGGAACCCCCACTGGGGGGGCGGGGACCGCGCCGCAGGACAGCACGGATTTCTCGGCGGGCGAGTTTTTCTACGACAATGTCGCTCAACGCCTTTGGTACAACGACGCAAACACGCCGGAAGAAGTGGGCGGCGTCACGGTTGACGACACAACGATCGAGATCAACGGGTCCGGGCAGCTTGCGGTCAAAAACCCAAGACCATCGCCCCCGACCGTTCTTGGAACGTGGGAGCTTCTGTCCGATGACGTAGTCAACCCAAGCGCGGGGCAGTTTCGTTTCACGACGGCCGGAGATGCGGCGGCATTGGCCTCGGCAGACACAATCAAAATTCACCAAACGGACAGCGGCGCAGTCGATTACAGCACGCAGATTCAGGGGGCAGGCAACGGGCTCACCATCCTTCGCATCTCAGACACGGCGGACGTCAATCAGTATCACGACTTCTTGATTGGGAAGCCCGGCGTCGGGTTCAGCTTTGCGTCAACCGGAAATATTCCGATCACGTCACTTGGGGGGCCACTCACAGCCGCCACGGTGGGTGGGGACTACCGACTTGCATTCAGCCAAATGGCTGGCGCTTTGGTTACGGAGTCACACTCGGTCTTCGTCAATCCGGGGGCGGCGGACACGACAAATTGGTACTCCATCCCAGAGGGGCGAAGCTACGCGACAGAAAACTACACGGGGCAATATGCGTCAACGACGGATTCCTCGATCCATAACCGTCACCTTGGTTGGGAACCGCCTGGAGCGGGGCGGCTGGTTCAGGTGGATTTCCTGTTTGCATCGGCGGAAGACAACGAGGGGGCCTTCGCCCCAACGTGTGCGTGGGCAGTCACCAAGTACAACCGCACCAAACAAGCAGCGGCCCAAGGAACGGCAACCCAATTGGCCACAGGCACTTCCATCATGGGTTTTGCGGTGGACGACAAACAGGCGGTGGCCGCGTACTCACCGATCAACGAAGACTTGACAATCAACGATTGCATTTTGGTTATGTTCAAGCGAAACAACGCAAATGCACCGGCCTCGTTCTCGGTGCAGGTTCGCTACACTTACTTATTGGGAGTCTGATGCCAAACCGACTTCCAAGCGAAACCAACTACGACGCATTCGAGGCGGGCTACGCGGCAAGCGGGTACACGCTCCCGAAGTGGATCAACGTGGTTCGTGCTGCACCGGGGATACCGGCTGCGATGGGGTATGCCGCTCTGCCTTCTGACGTGCGTAACGCCATTTGGGACAAGTTCGACGAAACAGAATCCACGGGGTACGTGCCGGACCTCGCAGACCTTGCCGACATGCAAGATTGGGACGCTGCATGGAGCGACTACCCCGTGCTGCCGCCCGGCATATACCCGGACGACGTTCGCTACACCCGCCAAGAGCTCATGGACTCGCTTGCGTCCAAGTACGCGCACGCGTTCTTTTTGGAGATCAACAAAACCTTTCCCTGGCGGCTGACGCGTTACTCCCAGGAGGAGCTGCGGTGCCTGTTCGACCCTGTTTATCTTTACTGGAGGGGCGACCGGGGCGGGGCTGGCGGCAATCAATGGGAAACGACAGCCTCGGGTACGCCGCTTGGCGTGGACTGGAACGGTCCTTATTACGCGGTGGACTATTCGGTGGCTGACCACTCCCCTTTCCGCTCGTGGGCCGTTGCGGGTACAGATCTCGGCGGGATTCTCGAAGGGTTCGCGCCAGCAACGAACAGTCAAGCGGAGTATGTCCGCGAGTTCTTCCGTGAGTGCGGCAACTTCCACTACCTTCACGGCGCCGTCCAAGACTACACGTCAGCAACCCACATCGACACGCTGCACGACACCGCCAAGAACGGAAGGCCGCCAACCGACGCGCTTATATCCCGAAGGGGCTGTCATTCATTTGCAAGGTGGTTTTGCGCATGGATGAGAGCAATCAATGTTCCAGCAAGACTGCTCTTTGAGGTTTGGAAGAACGCTCACGCCTCTTTTTTGGTGTACCTGGATGGCCGGGCGTACCACACGGGGCACGCGGACTCCTTTTATCTCGGCAACAGCAAATACGAAACGGTAGGCGAAACGGGCAACGACAGCGACCCTTGGCACACCATCAGCCCCCTAGGAGCACTCGCCCCCTATGCGCCCCTTGCCGATGCGGGGTGGCTGGAAGATCTGGAGGATGCCGTCGCAACCACAGGCCCCGAATCGGCTGAAAGGGGGTCCGCTTGTCTAAAGGCTGACTGCCGCCGGTTCTTTGGCCCGCGATCAGATCTATCAGAGTCGCAAGTCGGCTACATCGGACAAAATTGGATCGACTACTACCTTACTTATGGGTGGGACTACCTCAACACGACCAGCCCGGACTTTGTGGGCAGCGGGTTTGATGGCCAGTACGTCCGCGCACGGCTGATCCGAATCACAGGACAAGACAATCCATGAAACGACTCGCACCCCTGCTCCCTTTGTTGATCCTCGGTTGCCACGAAACGGCCAACCCCGGCGGTCCGACCATCACGGACTTCCAGGTCAGCAACACGAGCCCACTCCCCGGCGGGACCGTCACTTGCACGATCACGGCCACGGACGCGGACGGCATCGCGGTGCGCGGATGCTCGTTTGTCCATGCGACTTG